GAGCTGGGCGGCGTCGTGGCGAGGACCGACAGCAGAAGCGCTGCCGGACGTCGTCACCGGCACAGACTGGTCGCGCCCGCATCTGCACGAGACGTACCGCATCAGCATCCGGCTGCAGCCGCGTTTCCGCGTCACGGTTTCGCGCGGGCGGCAGGCCCTGGCGCGGGTGGCCTTGCGTGCCGGCGCCGCGGTGCTGATCAGCCGCGGGCGCGTCAGTGCGTTCGCCGTCACCGCTCAACCGCGCGCCCTCGGCGCGACCTTCGCCGGACGCAGCGCCGTTGCCTCGGTGCGTGTCCGCAGCAGCGTCGATGCTTCGTGCTCGCGCGGGCGCATGGAACGCGCTGCCGCGCGCGTCAGTCCGCGCGGCAACGTTACGGTAGGGCGCGGCTTCGCGGCCGTCGTGACGGTGCGCGCACACGCCGATGCGCGGTCGCGCTACATCGACGCGGCGAAGGTCCGTGCGGCGGACGCGGATGACGTCGCGATCCTGCTGCGCCGGACGAAAGGGAAGGTAAATGGCTGATCAGACAACCGAGCGCGCGCCGGTGCAGACGCGCACCCTCACCTTCGACGTCGACATCGGGGCGCGGGCTGCCGACGACGGCGGCATCCCCGTAGTCGTTTCGAGCGATGCCGTCGTGCAGGCGAGCGACGGGCCGGAGGTGCTCGTCCACACCGCCGACGCTATCGATCTGTCGCGCGCGCCGCTGCCGATCATCGCCACGCACCGCTCGAATCAGATCAACGTCGGCGTCATCGAAGACCTGCAGATCAGCGGCGGCCGACTGCGCGGTGTCGCGCGGTTCGGCTCGCGACCGGAAGCTGCCGGCTATCGCGAAGACGTCGTCAGACGAATCATCCGCTCGATCAGCGCCGGATACTCGCGCGTCAAGGGCTATGTGCGCAACGACGGCGTGCTGATCACGACGCGCTGGATGCCGACGCATGCCGCGATGGTGGCAGAGCCGGCGGATGTCAACGCAGGGTTTTATCGCGCGGCAGGTTTCGACCTGACGCACGAGGACGATTCACCGGCTCACGCCGGGGAAGGCGCGGCGGCACCAACCGCCGCAACGGCGCGAGCCGCAACTCAGACAGGAGAAATCCGCATGTCAGCGCAAGAAACGGGCGCGGCGACCGCAACCGCCGAGAATGCCGCTGTGCAACAGGACGCCGCGCGCCTTTCGGCGCGCGAGGCCGAAGTCAACCGCATCAGCGCGGTGCGCAATCTGTGCAGGGCCAACAGGATTGACGCGCGCACCGAACAACGCTGGATCACCGACGGTACGCCGCTCGAAACCGTGGCGACCGAAATGCTCGATGTGATGGAAGAGCGCGGCCGCCAGAACCCGGCGGTCGAGGCCGAAATCGGCCTGTCGCGCAACGACACGGCGCGCTATTCGGTGTTTCGTGCGATTCGCGCTCTGGCGTGGGGCGCGCAGCATCCGCAATACATCGCCGAGGCGGCGTTCGAGCGCGAGTGCTCGGCTGCGGTCGCGAAAAAGATCGGCCGCGAGTCGCGCGGGATCCTGATCCCGTCCGAGATTCTGATGCGGCCGGTCGGCCGTTCCGCCGCCGAGCACGCGCAGCAGCGCGCGATGGCGGTTGTCCCGGGCTCGAAGGGTGGCTTCATGGTGAACACCGAGAACCTCGGGTTCATCGACATCCTGCGCAATCGCCAGGTCACGCGGGCGATGGGCGCGCGGGTGCTGTCGGGCCTGCAGGGCAACATCACCATCCCGCGGCAGACCGGGAAGGCCACGGTGACGTGGCAGGCCGGCGAGCACGTCAGCGTTACCGCGAGCGATCAGGCGCTGGGCCAGCTCTCGGCGACGCCGAAGACATGTATCGCGATCACCGACGTCAGCGAGCAACTGCTGCGTCAGGCGACGCCATCGGCCGAGGGCTTCATCATGGCCGACCTGGCGGCCGACGTCGCGATCGACGGCATCGACGCCGCGGCGATCAACGGCACCGGCGGCGCGCAACCGCTCGGTATCAAAAACACGACGGGCATCACCTCCGGCCAGGACGCCTCGACGGCGACCTACGCGAAGATCCTCGCCTTCCCCGGTGCGGCTGCTGCCGTCAACGCGATCCGCGGCAACCCCGGCTTCGTGACGAACGTCGCCGGCGCGATCGTGCTGATGCAGAAGCAGCGCTTTTCCAGCACCGACACTCCGGTGTGGGAAGGCAACATGATGGACGGGACGCTGGTCGGGTTCCGCGCCATGTCGTCTGAGCAGATCGCTTCCGGCAACCTGGTCTTCGGCTCGTGGGACGAGCTGGTGATCTGCGAGTGGGGCGTGCTGGAGCTCGCGACCGACATGGGCGGCACGCGGTTCAACACGGCGACCGTCGGCATCCGCGCGATGTGGATGGTCGACGTGATCCTCCGCTACCCGCAGGCGTTCGTCGTCTCGACGAACCTGTCGGCGTAGCGCGGAGACCGCCGTGAAGGTCCGCGCGCTACGCGGCGTCTGCATCGGTCCCGGTCGCAACCTCGCCATCGGCGAGGAGACCGAGATCGACAAGGCGGACGTGCAGTTCCTGGTCTCGATCGGCGCCGTCGAAGTCGTGACGGCGCCGGTTGCGGCCGCCGCGCCATCAGTTCCGACACCCGCTGCGCAGGCGCCCGCGCAGGCCGAAAAGCCTGCCAAGCCCGCCGGCGGTGTGTTCTCACGAAAGGAGAAGTAGACCATGTTGCACAGCCAAGCATCCGCAGCGACCGCGACGGCGCTGCTCCATTCGGCCGATGCCGCCAACACCGCCGGCGCCACCAGCGGCAACGGCCTCTGGCTCGACGTGCGGCCCTACGACGGCGAGATCCTCGTCTGCCTCAACGTCGGCGTGGTCACCGCCGGCACCATCACCGGCAAGTTGCAATCGGCGACCGATGCCAACGGCGCCGGCGCGGACGACATCAGCGGCTACACCTTCACCGCGGCCGGCACCTCGACCGATCTGATTACGCACACCTGCGTCGTCGACCCGAAAAAGGTGGTCGGCGGGTTCCTGGGCTTCGTCGGCACCATCGCGACCGGCCCGGCGCAGTGCAGCGTCGTCGCGATCGGCAAGAAAAAGGTGGTGTAGCCCGAGCCCAAAGGGTCAGCCATGCCGTTCACCGAAAACCTGGCGGTGTTTTTCAACACCGGACCAACAGGCGCACCGGGCAACGTCGAAGCGCAGTACACGCACGATGACGACGACCCGGTGCCGGTGAACGGCCTCTTTGACCGTGATTATGTGGACGTGTACGACGCCGAGAACAGCGGGCCGCGGTTTGCCTGCGAACTAGCCGATATGCCGAACGTTGTGCATGGCGACGAGCTTGAAATTACCACTGCAGACTTCGGCGAGGAAACGTACATAGTGCGCACCGTCAAAAAGGATGGCCTCGGCGTGGTCGCGCTGAAACTGGAATTGCAGGATGGCTAACCATCTGCGCCGACAGATTAGGGAGGCGATTGGAGCTGCGGTGACCGGTCTGACAACGACCGGTGCGCGCGTGTTCCAGTCGCGCGTCTATCCGCTCCAAGCATCGGATCTGCCTGGCCTGCGGATCTATACGCGCCGCGAAACTTCGGAACCAATAACTGTGCATCCGAACCGTCAGATAGAGCGCTCTGTGCTGGTCGAGGTCGAGGGCGTCGCAACAGCGAATGCGGATCTTGATGACACCTTGGATCAGATTACCAAGGAAGTCGAGACCGCCCTGGCGTTCCCTGTGAGCGGGCTAGCTTCGCTTGTGCACGGCATTGCGTTAAGAGAGACAGAGTTTGAAATGGAGCAGGCAGGCGAACGGCCGACTGGACGGGTGACGATGACCTATCAAGTCGATTACAGCAACGTTGAATCAACGCCCGACGTGGCGACTTCAAAGGAGTAGGCAATGGCAACTGTTCGTAAATGGGCAAATGTGGCGGTCGCCATGCAGAGTTCGCTCGCCACCGCGTTAACGATCACAGGGATCACGAAAGCGAATCCAGGCGTCGTCACCTACACGGGCTCGGACCCGTCGAACGGCGACTACGTGCTGCTGACGGTACAGGGAATGCACCAGCTCGACGGCCGCGTGTTCCGCGTCGCCAACGTGAGCGGCGGCGGTAACACCTTCGAGCTGGAAGGCGAGAACACGACCAACTGGGACACGTTCTCGAGCGGCACGGTCGAGGTCATCACGTTCGGCACCACGATCACGTCGATGACGGCGGTCAGCGCATCGGGTGGAGACTTCGACTTCATCGACACGACGACGATTCACGTCAACGTGAAGACGCAGATCCCTGGGCTCGCTAATCCGCTGTCGTACACGTTTGAAAATCTGTGGGATATCTCCGACTCGGCGCAGGCTGCCATGAAGACGGCGAGCGATGCGCAGGCGCAGCGGTGCTTCCGGTTCACGTTCGGCGTCGGCGGCCCGATCATGCTGTTTTCGGGATACGTCGGATACACAGGTTCACCGACGGGTAACGCGCAGGACAAGATCGTATCGCCGGCGGTGATCACGGCGTTCGGTCGGCCTACCTATTACGCGTCCTAATGAGCCGGGGCCTGCTGGAGAAGATGCGCCGCGCACGCGAGTGCGCGGTGCAGATCGATGGGCGCACGTTCACGCTACGACGGCCGACGCAGGCAGAGGCGCTGAAACTAAACGACGCCATCGCGGCCGGCGATCAGTTGGCCTACATCAACGCGTGCGTCGTCGGATGGGACCTGACTGAGGGCGACCTGATACCTGGCGGTGCCGCTGGTGCGCTCGCGTTCGACGCTGACGACTGGCGGGAGTGGATCGCGGACAGGGCGGAGTATTGGATGCCGTTACAAGATGCGATCAATGCCGCGTTGCAGAAAGAAGCGGAGCGCAGGGAAGCTGCCGCAAAAAACTGGAGCGGTGGCTCGACCTGAGAACGCTTCCGGTCGCGCCACCATGCCCCGAAGCAATAGCGGTAGAAGTCTGGAACATGATGGGGGCGGAGGTAAATTGGTCGGCGCTGCCCACCATCGTCGAAATGCTCGGGATTGACGATCCAGAGCAGTTAATCCGCAATGTCATTCTGATACGCGACAGACTGAACGAAGAGAGAGACTAAAAACAACATGGCACAGGCCGGCAGCAGAGTCGAAACCGTCATCACTGCTGATGCGTCGCAGTTCAAGCGCGAGCTTGCACAAGCGACCACGGTTGCAACGCAGTCAGCCGCGAGGATCAAGTCAACCTATGAACGCGTGGGTCTGTCGCTGCGCGGCGCTATCGCGGGCGCGCTTGCCGGTCTGACCGTTGGCGCATTCGCCGGCCTGGTAAAGGGTAGCATTGACGCGGCGGACAAGCTGCAGGATCTATCGCAGCGCACCGGCCTTGCTGTCGAAACGCTCGGCGGACTCGGTCTGTCGGCGCGGCAAAGCGGGACCGATCTCGATCAGGTTGCAAAGGGCGCCGGGCGCCTTGCGTCGCAGTTAGCCGAGGCGGCTGGAGGAAGCGTGCAAGCGGCGGAAACGCTGCGCCGCGCCGGCGTCTCGCTACAGGCGATCAAAACCGCTGATGTTGGCCGCGCGCTGGCCGACATGGCAGACAAGTTTGAATTGTCTAGGGACGGCGCGCTAAAGGCCGCTGCCGCCAACACTGTATTCGGCAACAGGCTCGGCGCGAGCATGATCCCGCTGCTCAACGAGGGCGGCGAAGCTCTGCGTCGGAATATCGAGTATTTCAAGCGTTACAGCGGCGTATCGGATGAAACGACGCGACGCGCCGACGAGTTCAACGACACGCTAGAAAAGGTCAAGCTGCTCTCCGGCGCGTTCGCGAACAACTTGGCGGCAGTGCTGCTGCCAAGCCTGCAGCGGTTAGCCGACCTATGGGTCGAGAACAAGGAAAAGGGGGACGGATTCAAAGATACGGCCGACCGCCTCGGTGGATTTTTGCGTGCGCTCGCGAAGATGGCCGCTCTAACAGCGCTGTCGTTCGAGAATCTAGGCGACGCAATCGGTGCGCGGGCGGCACAAGCCGAGCGTCTGCTGAACTTGGACTTTGCAGGTGTCGCCGCGATCGGTAAGGCCCGCGAAGAGGAGATGGAGCGGAGGCGCAAGGGGCTGCAGGAGTTGTTCGACGCGATCGACGGCAAAGGAGCGAAGGCGCTGACGCCGCCAAAGCCGAAGCGCGGCGGTCGTGACGACATCGAGCCGCCAGTTTCGAAGGACGCGAAGGACTTTGCGCGCAAAGTCTTAGATGGGCAGATCAAGGAACTGGAACACTTCGTAGCCGAAGAGCGCGAAGTGCTCCAGTCGCGGTTGCAATTTCTGCAGGACTATTACCAGCACGACGAGCTATCAATAGAGCAGTATTTCGAGCGCCGGCGAGCGGCGACGGTCGACGCGCTGCATGCCACGCAGGATGCGTACGACGAGGAAATCCGGCTGTTGCGCGAGCGGCAGCAAAAGGCCGATCCTCAAGAGCGCGCGGACCTGGAAAACAAGATTTCTGACGTTGTCGCAAAGCGCACGAAGGTTGAGCGCGATGCGGCGCTTTCCAGTGTGCAGTCGTTCATCGACCAGGGCAGGGCGGCACAAGCATTTCGGAGGCAAATCGAAGAGCTGTCGAACCGCCTGGAAGAAATGCGCGGCAACAGCGTCGACGCAGGCCTCCAGCGGTTCGACCTTGAGAACGAGCAAGTGCGCCGCAGACTTGAGCTGCAGCGAAACGCTGGTGACGAAGTATCGAGCCGTCAGGCTTCCATCGGCCTGCGGATCTTGGATCAGACGCGCGATCAGATCCGGTTCCAGCTACAGCTAAACAAGGCGCAGGAGGATTTCGGCCTGATCGTTGCCGGCGTCGAAATTGCACAGCAACGGGCCGCGATTCAGTACCGCGCCGGCGCGATCACCGAACTCGAAGCGCTGGCTCAGACATCGGAGGCGAACCGCGCCAAGATAGAAGACCTTAAGCAGGTGGCCGCTGCGGCAGAAAAAGCCGCGCGCGAGCTAGGCGACCAGCGTGCTCTGCTGGCCGTTGAGCAGTTGAAGGTGAAGATCGAGGAATTGGCTTTGGCCACGGATCTCGTCGCACAGAAGTTCAACGACGTATTCGCCGACAATTTTACGAATGCCCTCGACGAACTCGTAGCCGGAACGAAAAAGGCAAGCGACGTACTCAAGGATTTAATTCGCGGTATCGCGAGGGACATAGGCCATATCGCGAACAAGAACATTAGCGAGCAGTTGTTCGGGAAAGACGGTCCGCTGTCGTTTCTCGGGAAGGGGCTGGCTGGTCTGTTCGGTGGCGACAAGGGGCGCGGCGGAATCAGTGTTCCAGGGATCGCTGGCGGGACCTTTACCTTCGGGGGGGCCGCGGCCGAAGAGATTGCGCAGTCTGCGGCGACGGCCGGCCTTACTTCACTCGGAGCAGCGAGCACGACTACTGCGGCGACGCTGGTCACGGCTGACGCTGCGCTTGTCAGTCTCTCGACCGCGGCGACTGCGGCATCCGCTGCGCTCGCATCCGTCAGCGCTTCGAGTGGGGTCAACGCCGCCAGCAACATCATTAGCGGAATCGACTTCGGCGGATTCGACTTCGGCGGCTACATAGGAACGTTTGCCAAGGGCGGATCGCCGCCGGTCGGCAAGGCGTCGCTTGTCGGCGAGCGCGGGCCGGAGCTGTTCATTCCAAAACAGTCAGGCACGATCATCCCTAATGATGTGCTGAATGCGCGACGCGCACGCAGCGTCGCGGTGAACATCGGAACGATCAATGTGCCGCCAGGCACCTCGCGAGCGAGTGCCGCGCAGATTGCCACGCAAACGGCTCGCCACGTCGGAAAAACAGCAAGCCGCCGCCTAGCCTAGCCGATGGCTGATCTCGACGTTCAATTTCCTCCGGCGATCTCGCTAGGCGCGACTGGAGGCCCGGAGTTCCTCACCAACATCGTCGTGACCGAGGGCGGCTGGGAACAGCGCAACCAGGTGTGGGCGCAGTCGCGCGGACGTTGGAGCGTAGGACACGCTGCGCGCATCGAGTCGCAGTTCGCGCAACTGCGCGCTTTCTTCATGAACGCGAACGGGCGCGCGAACACATTTAGATACAAGGATTGGTCGAACTATATTGTCGCGAGCGGGCAGGGCGTCTTCACGCAACTCACCTCGACCACGTTTCAGATGTGGCGCAGGTACGCGTTCAGTTCGTTCTCGCACGACAAAAAGGTTGTTAAGCCGGTGAGCGGGACGATCACTGTTACCGGCGGCTCTGGCGCGTCGGTCAACTATGCGACCGGCGTGGTGACGGTAAGCAGCGGGACGCCCACGGCATGGGTCGGGCAGTTCGACCACTATGCTCGCTTCGACACTGACCATCTTGACGCGGAAATAATCAACTTGACGAGGGGCGGCGTCGAACTTGTGCAGTCGTGGCCGGAAATCCCGATCATCGAGGTGCGCCGGTGAGGACGATCACCGCCGGCATGGAGGCGCACATCCAGGGCGAGCAGACGTCGCTGGTGATGTGCTGGCACCTGATCCGGCGCGACGGTCTCACGCTCTACAACACCGAGCACGATCAGCCGCTCGTCATCGACGGCAACACCTACAAGGCCGAGACCGGTTTCCTGCGCACGAATGCGGCGCAGTCCTCCGACCTTGCCGTCGACAACATGGAGGCGCACGGCCTGCTCGACACCGCTGACATCACCGAGGACGATCTGCGCGCTGGGCTGTGGGACGACGCGCGGGTGCGCGTGTTTATGGTCAACTGGGCCGACCTGACGATGGGGAAGCTCTGGTTCCCCGGCGATCGCATAGGCCGCGTCACGTGCACCCGCGGGCAGTTCAACGCCGAACTGTTCGGGCTGACCAAGGCCTACGACAACCAGCTCGGCGAGCTCTACAGCGCGAGCTGCCGCTACACGCTGGGCGACGCGCGCTGCACCAAGGATCTGACCGCGTTCACGCATACCGGGACGATCGAGGGGGTCGCCGATGACGGTCAGACGTTGACCGACAGCGCGCGCACTGAGCCGGGCCCGGCGGGCGGCGTCGACATCACCGACGTCACCAACGCGGACCCGTGCGTCATCACCACCGACGGGGCGCACGGCTTCGCGGTCGACCAGATCATCGTGCTCGCCGGCATCGATGGCCCGGCGGCGCTCAACACCGTGGTTCGGGTCAAGTCGGTGCCGAGTGATACGACGTTCACCCTTGATCTCGACACCAGCGACACCGAGGCCTTCCCGGCCTACACCAGCGGCGGCACGGCGACACCGCTCAACGACTGGGGCTATTTCGGCGGCGGGGTGATCACATTCACCTCGGGGGCGAACGACGGTCTGTCGATGGAGATTCTCGCCTACACGCCGGGGCAGCTCGTGCTCGCTCTGCCGATGCCGTTCGAGGTCGAGATCGGCGACGGGTACACGATCGTCGCCGGCTGCAACAAGACGCATACGGTCTGCAAAGTCACCTTCGACAACATCATCAACTTCGGCGCCGAGCCGTTCCTGCCTGGGACCGACAAAATGTCAGAGGTCGGGAGGCGGCAGTGAGCGAGCGTGCCGCTTCCGTCATCGCCGCCGCCCGCACCATGATGGGCACGCCGTTCCTGCACCAGGGGCGGCTGCCTGGCGTCGGGCTCGACTGCATCGGCCTGATTGCGGTTGCCGCGCTGTGGGCTGGCGTGCCTAACGCGCGTGCGTTCCTGGCCGATCCTGAGTTCAAGGGTTACGCCCGGCGCCCGGCGCCGGCGATGCTCTACGCTGCGTGCGACAAGTACCTCGACCGGATCGACGCGCTCGCGGCCGGACCGGCGGACATCCTGCTCGTGCGGCACCGGCACGACCCGCAGCACTTCATGCTGATCACTGGCCGCGAGCCGCTGTATGCGATCCACGCCAACGACTCGCCGACCAAGCCCGAGGTCGTCGAGAACCGCGTCGACGAGCGGCGCTTCGGGCGGGTGCTGCGCGCCTATCGCCTGCGGTGGAATGCCTGATGGCGCAGCTCGCGATCTCCATCGGCGTGTCGCTGGCCTCGAGCCTGATCATGCGCGCGCTGCAGCCGGATACCGAAGGGCCGCGACTCAAGGACCTGCGGTTCCAGACCTCCGTCTATCACGGGATGATCCCGCTGCTCTACGGCCGCATCCGTGTGGCGCCGAACATCATCGACACCTCGGATATGCGCGAGAACGCGCACCAGTCCGGCGGCAAGGGCGGCCCGACGCATACCGACTACACCTACAGCGCCGACATGGCGTGCATGATCAGCGCCAACCCGATCGCCGGCGTCGCAAAGATCTGGAAGAACAACCGGCTGACCTGGTCCGAGGACAGCAACGACCCGTTCCCGGGCGCGCTCTACCTCGGCACGGCCACGCAGATGCCTGACCCGACGCTCGAGGCGCTGCACGGGGTCGGCAACGTTCCGGCGTACCGGCATCGGTCCTACTGCGTGTTCCCGAACGAGGACACGACCGAGACCGGCAACGCACGGCCGATCTACAACTTCGAGGTGTACACCACCGAGCCGCCGACCGGCGAGCTGCGCGCCGTGAAGCTGCGCACCTTTGAGAACGACTGGGGCGGTTACGACGCGATCAAGCAATGGCCGCTCACCGGCGGGGTGATCCGCGCCGGCCTGCGTACGACGGTCGGCGGGGCGCAGGACTCCATGCTGCCCAGCGCAATCGCGACCTTCGACGCCGACACGCTGGAATACCTCGGGCCCACCGTGCCGGACGGCGGCGACGCCTGGGTGCAGAACATTCAAGCCTTCCTCGACGGTTCCGGTTCGGTCGAGATCCGCTATTCGGCTCGCACCACGTACATCGGCGAAGACGACGCCGTGCACAACATCTGGAACTGGGACATTCCGCAGAGCAGTAACCCGATCTTCGCGACCGACGACCTGAACACGACCGTCGATCCGCCGACTGGCGCCGAGGTCCTCGATACGCTTTGGGGCGCGATCGACTGGGGCAACGAGGACCTGGTGGCGATGGTCACCTCGCAGAACAGCCGCCGACTTTTCCTGTTCACCAACGACGCACAAGCCTTCGGGTATGCCGACAAGTGGTACGAGCTGATCAACGGCGAGATCACGCGGCAGGGTACGGTCGATCCACCGCTGAACACTGGCGCGCTCGGCAACGACCGGGTCGCCACGCTGGCCTCGGCGTCGTCGTTCGAGAACCAGGGCCGCTACATGTGGACGCACGTGTCCAACGGCAATTTTGAGGGACATAGCGGCGGGACGGTGTACCTGTACGAGATCGACGAGGCGAACAATTTCGCGCTGGCCGTCGATCCGATCGCGGCTGACACGCTGAACCAGGGCGCGATCGAGATCACGCTCGGCAATCAGCGCAGCTCGGGCTTCGTCATCAAGACCGGATATTTCGGCATTGTCGTCGGCAACGCGCTGGCGGTGTTCACGCGGCTGCGGGACGCGGGCGGCATCACGCTGGGCGAGATCATCGCGGACGTGAGCGAGCGCTGCGCGCTTACGCCGGAAGAGATCGATGTCTCGAAGCAGACTCAGATCGTCCCAGGCTATGCGATCAACCAGCAGCGCCAGGCGCGCACGAGCCTGGAGGAGCTGATGCGCGCCTACCAGGTCGGCGCGGTGGATTCGGACGGCGTGGTGAAGTTCGTCAACGAGGGCGGGCTGCCGACCTTCGAGATCGACGGCGAGTATCTGGCTGCGCACAACGCCGGCGAGGACCTGCCGCCGGCGATCGAGACCACATTCGCCGATGTGCGTGATCTGCCCTCATTCTCTGACGTCGGCTACATCGCCGCAGAGGCCGACTACCTGCAAGGCAACCAGTCCGACCGGCGGCAGGCGACGACGAGTCAGCAGCGGGTCACGCTCGACCTGCAGATCGCACTGACCGACGCGCGCGGCCGCGGCATCGCGGGCGTGGAGCTCTACCGCCCGTGGGTCGAGCGCGAGACCTACAGATCGACGACGCTGCGCCGCTACGCGCGCATCGAGCCGACCGACGTCGGCACCATCGGCGGGCGGACGGTGAAGATCATCGACCGCAATGACGAGCCGGGCGGGGTGATCCGGCTCACCTACACCAAGCGGCTGCGGCCGGATATGTACAAGGGCGGGACCGCGGCAGCGGCCTCCGGCTTCACGCCGCAGACGACCTCGTCCAAGCCGCCGACGGCGATGCTGCTGCTCGATCTGCCGCTGCTCGTCGAGAGCCAGTACCAGTACGGATTCCAGTGGGCGAAGCGCCCGAATGACACCGGCGCCTGGGCTGGCGCATCGCTGCAGCGCTCGGTGGACGGCAGCACCTACAGCGAGGTCGCGAGCTCGACCGTGCGCGACGTAATCGGCACGGCGTCCGGCGCGCTCCCGGATTTTCCCGGCGGCAACACCTTCGACGAGTCGAGCGTGCTGACGGTCGCGCTCAACTCCGGCGAACTGTCGAGCGTGACCAGCGACGTCCTGCTCGGCGACCGCACGGCGAACCTCTACTGCGTCGGGCGCGAGCTGCTGCAGGTCCGCGACTGGGAACTGATCGCAACCAACACGTGGGAAGGCACCGGGATGCTGCGCGGGCGCTTCGGCACCGAGACAGCGATGGCCGTGCACGAGACCGGCGAGCGCTTCGCGCAGGTCCCGGTCACTGATGTCGACGCGCCGTTCGCCGACCTCAACCGAACCCGCTACTACAAACCGGTCACCTTTAGCACGTCGCTCGACGACGTCTTGCCGGAGACATTCGTCAACACCGGGCTGCGC